CATCATCACCATACACCAAGATACTCTCGCGAGTATCCGTGTCCGGAGCTCCGGCAGTGAGAAGGGCCCAAATAGTCAACGCTAATGTGGGAAAGCAAATTGCTGACCCCATTGGCGCAAACTTTTGAAGCCACATAATCTCACCGTTCGGTAGCTCTGTAGCTAAACTCCTTGCTGCTTCCAAAACACGAAAAACGTGCTCGGGAAACAGTAGGCGAACCAAACCAAAGGATATTCGATCACTTGCCTCATTGAGGTCAAGCGTCGAATATTTGCCCCGCAGGGAGCCTAAAATGGCTCCACGTTGGGACGGCCCCTGGTCCGTAAAGAAAACATTAAATTTCGTCAATCTAATGCTTTCTAGGTGTTGAACGAGTCTCCGCATGATACCCTGCTGAATCCATTGAAATTCAACGGGTTCGCATGATATCAGACGAGGGCCACGAGAGTCTTTCGGCACGAGACAAACCCGTGCCGGTAGATCCTTATCATCAATCTTTGTGATTGAAGGGTAAGAATCCGCAACGTGTCCCAACGATGCATAGAAAAATGCATCGAGAGGAAAAACGCCGCGTACTCTGCTTGATACATTATCCCACAAGTACTTACCCCAAAGCCGCTGCCTAGTGGCAACAGCTCCGGGTCCGTGCCTGGGAATAATGTTGGTCAAGTCAAGTCCCGAGAATACTCTACTCAAGAGTATCCGAGCTTCGCGCGCAATGTCAACGACATCGGTACACGGACGTGTCCGACGACGTTTCATTGCTTCATCAACGCCAGCTGCAATAGCAGTTAGCACTGGTGCGTGTTCAACTAGTTCTTCCTCGGTTTGCTTAAACCGATCGAGAACCTTTTGTTCTTGTTCAGCAGTGTAAGGCAGTTCGTATTTGTAAAACCAAAAACAAACTTGCCTTATAACGCGAACACTTTCTGCACACGGTTCGTGAAGGACCGTGCCGGATGGCGTAAAGACTCGCATAAAAAACTCACCAAGAAATCTTGGAAGTTTACTACCGGGAAGGGGTTTAAAACCCAACTCGGCAGCGTTTATGCATGTCTTTTCAGATAAAGCGGAATCAACCGCTTTACCCATACGGGGTAAGGTTTTCGTGAGAAAACCTATTCCTTCATAACGTAACCTAAGGGCTAACTTATTTAAGGTTAGCTTGAGGCTACGCATGTTAAACACTACTTCGTGTGACATGTGAATGTCATGAAGCAGTGCAGCGATGAGTTTATACTCGTCTTGCCTCTTAACAGGATCCATAAGGTATCCTTGCAAGAGTATGCATTCACTTCATGACCCTAACAATAGACTACTAGTACATTCATATATGAGCAATATGCCCAACATGAAAGACATGCTAATGCCCACGATTACATTTAGACAAAGGAATGGCCTTTTCAAGCCACCCAAAAATCTATTTATAATCGCAGGTATCAGCAATGTAACTGAGTACCCCATCCTGCTGTTGAAGCAGGAGATGACAGATATCTCAGCAAACGACTCCATTAAACTGATACCTATCCGGATCTTAAGAACCGGACAGATACAGATTAAAGGAACCGAATACTGGGAGACTGCATCGTCCGAGTGGGTTAATCTCCCGATTTGATGATCGGAAGATTAGTGCCTGGATCGTAAACATTCGTTAACGATTCCAGACCTCCCAAGTGACACAACACATGATCATCCACCCAGATAAACTGGATGGGGGACCATGGAGTTGGCACTGACAGGGTACCAGTAAAAGTCTCCTTATGATAATTATCAGAAGGAGACCTGATAGTAGTCGCACACCCACAACACATCAATATTGTGAGCATACAAAAACTGTTAATGAACCGTCCAGACATGGACGTATGGGTTGTCAAACCCAGAAAAAATGGCTTAAAGGCCACCGTTCAATAACACTGACGCGCCGTTACCAGTACAGTCGTACTTGATAGTCGTATTCGAGCCATCACTGGCAAGAAACGACATCAATTCGGCTAAGGTATTGGCGATCTCCGTGTTTTCGTCCAACGCTCCAACAGGAGCGTCCAGGACGACATACGCAGAGATCGTGACAGGCGTGAGATCGTCCCGCGTCGAAACGACAGTTTTGTCGATTCGAATCGCAGAGCGTCTCCGCGTTGTCATACCTTTACCAGACTCTTGGTGTGAAACCGTGAGTCGGTGAGGCAACGAAGGTTGTTCGGTTATTTGACCGAACACTCGTTGACGACCAGTCAGGCTGAGGGACTGGAATTCAACTTCCGTTCCAGCAGCGTT